CAAACGCCCCCGGCGTTCCATATCTGGGTGCCTTCCAAAACCTGAGTTTTTGATTACGAAAAGCAACAAAAATGGGCATCCAGCTTAACCGTGCTGACCTGGCCGCGCACATGGGCGTTTCGCTTCCCACCATAGACACATGGCGGCGCGAAGGCATGCCTGTGGTGCGCGTTGGCAGCAAGGGTGTTCAGTGGGCGTTCGACCTGGCCGAAGTAATAAAGTGGTGGGGTGACAGAAGGGCCGCTGCCGCCGCAGGCGATGCACCGAAGGACCTGGACGAAATCGAGCGCCGCACCGCCCAGGCAAAGATGGAAATGGCCGAACTGGACCTAGCTAAGAAGCGCGGCGAAGTGGCAGCCATCCGCGACTTCGAACGCGCCCAGGCCAAGGCGTTCGCGGAAATCCGCACCCGCGTGATGAACGTGCCGCAGCGGGTGGTACTGCAGCTTATCGGCTGCACTGACGAAACCGAGTTCAAGACCAAGCTGCGCGCCGAATTGACGCTTGCGCTGCAGGCCGCCGCTGAAGCGGACTTGACGCTGGCGGATGAGGAAAACGATGAAGAGGATAAGTGAACTGTACGATGCAAGCGCATGGTTCCGGCTTGCGTTTCTGGCGATAGCTAACGTGATAGCGCATGGCGGCGCATGGCTGTTTTCGCTTGTCATGGGCGAGACACCGGCCTGGTGTGCCGTGACTGTCGTCTGGATTTTTGTGGTGGCGTTCGCTTCTACATACTTCGTTATTCCGCCGCGCACCGCATGACCGCCGCGCACCAGTTCAGTAACCCTGACGCCGTTGCCGCCGCCACCCTGCGCGCGATGGCGCACCTGGTGCCGCCGCCTGAAATGCTGCCGTCCGCGTGGGCAGAAGCCAACATCCGCATCCCTGTAGGAAACGCCATCCCTGGCCCCATCAACTTCGACAATGCCCCGTACCAGCGCGGCATGGTGGACGTGGTGAAGGAACCCGGCATCTACCGCGTGGACTACATGACCGGCGCGCAGCTGGGCAAGACCACCACCCAGCAGTGCATCAGCGGTTACTTCATCGCGCACGAACCGCGCAGCCAGATATTCGTGCAGCCGACACAGGGCGACGTGCAGACCTTCCTGGAAACGAAGCTGCGGCCCATGCTGGACGCCAACAAGTCCATTGCGGACAAGATGGCCAAGCAGCGCGGGCGTGAAGGCGTGAACAACAGCCGCATCATTTCGTACATCGGCGGATGGCTGATGTTCGGCTGGGCCGGATCGCCAAAGACTCTGCGCGGACGTTCCGCGCCTGTCACCCAGGCGGACGAAGTGGACGGCATGGAAGCCACGCCTGAAGGCGACCCGGTGGAACTGCTGGACCAGCGCGCCGCAACGTTCGGTGACCAGAGAATTTCCACCCGCAGCAGCACGCCGACCGTGAAGGGTGCCAGCCGCATTGAAACCGGCTTCATGGAAGGCGACCAGCGCCGCTACTATGTCCCTTGCCCTGACTGCGACGAACCGCAGTTTCTGAAGTGGCCCCAGGTCCGCTGGGATGGACGCCGCAGCACGGACGTGAAGGAAGCCGACCAGGACAAGGAACAGGAACACAAGCCGGAAACCGCCGTGTACGTGTGCGAGCACTGCGGCAGCTGCTGGGACGATGGGATGCGCATTGCCGCCATCCGCCAGGCAGAAGCCAAGGGCCACGGATGGAAGGCTGCCAAGCCGTTCAAGGGCCACGCATCGTTCCACGCACCTGAAATGCTTTCAACGTTCCGCCGCCTGCGGGACATCGTGCAGTCCTACTTGGCGAAGCTGGCAGTGGATGACCTGCAGTCCTTCGTGAACGTCAGCTTGGCCGAAACGTACGAAGAAAAGGGCGAGAAAGCAGACCCTGCCACCCTGCTGGGACGCGCTCAAGCATCGGGCTACCTGTCCGGCTACGTGCCAGCCGGTGGCCTGTACCTAACTGCAGGCATAGACATGCAGATGGACCGACTGGAAGTGGAGATTGTCGCCTGGGGCGAAGGTGAGCAGTCATGGCAAGTGGACTACCGCGTGCTCTGGGGCGACCCGCTGGCAGGCGACGTGTGGAACGACCTGGACGACCTGCTGGCCGAAACCTTCCCGCACGAATACGGCGTGGAGTTGCCTATTTCATCCGCGTGCATGGACACTGGTGGCACCAATTCCATGACGCAGGCGGCCTACGACTACGCCAAGGGCAAGACTGGCCGCCGCCTGTTCGCCATCAAGGGCGTATCAGGCTGGGATAAGGCCATCATTGAAAAGCCGCAGCGCAAGCAGTCCGGCAAGAACAGCCGCAAGGTTGACCTGTTCCTGGTGGCCGTGGACGTGGCCAAACTGGTGACCATGCGCCGCCTGGCGAACGCGCAGCCAGGGCCTGGTTTCTGCCACTTTCCGATGGACCGCGACGAAACGTATTTCAAGGGCCTGACGGCTGAAAAGCTGGTCACCAGGTACGTCAAAGGCCAGCCGGTGCGCGAGTGGCACAAGCCCGACAAGGCGCGTAACGAACCGCTGGACTGCCGGAACTACGCCTATGCCGCCCTGAAGGCCATGAATCCATCGTTTAAACGACTTGCCGAAAAGCTGGCCGCGTTGAAGCCGGCCACGCCCGCCGCGCCACAGCTGGTGGAACCGCCGCCGCAGCCGGTGCGCAAGCCCGCGAACGACAACCGCCCGCCAGTGCCGGAAAAACCACAAGAGGAAGCCCAGGCCAAGGGCGCGGACAATCGCCCAGTGTTACGGTCCAGGCGCGTCCTGAAATCCAGCGGAAAAGGGAAAAACTGGGCCAAAAACTACTGATTGGCGGCCCTTTTGACCCTGAATTGCGCGAATTTCCCAGCTGAATGCACTGCTGGCCTGAATTTTCAGGCCAGTGCTGCGTTCGCGGCCTATCCCGCGCCCACATGGACGCTGACAGCGCACCTGCGCGGACCTGCCAGCATCGACCTGCAGGCCGACGCCGCAGGCGTGTTCACCGCGACCGCCGCCACCACTGCAGCCTGGGCACCTGGAACCTACTGGTGGAGCATGCGCGCCACCAACGGCACGGACGTGCTGGAAGTGGCCACCGGCCAGCTGGTAGTCAATCCCGACCTAGCCGCCACTGCTGGCTTCGACGGACGCACGCAGAACGAACGAACGCTGGATGCCATCTGCGCCGTGCTGGAAAAGCGCGCCAGCCAGGACCAGCAGCGATACGTCATAAAAGACCGTGAACTGTGGCGCACGCCCATCACGGACCTGCTGAAGCTGAAAGCACACTACCAGGCCGCCGTTCGCCGCGAACGCGCCGCAGCAGCTGGGCGCAGCACCTTCGGGCGCATCATCAAGGTGAACTTCCAATGAAACTGAATTTTTGGGGCCGCAGTGCAGCGCCCGCGCCTGCCGCACCGGCCACCACCGCGCTGGCCGAAGTGCGCACGACGAAGCCGCCGCGCCGTTCCTGGATGGCGCGCAGCCTGGCCACGTTGTTCAAGGCTGCCGAGGAAGCCGGGAACGACAAGTGGACCACGATGCCGACCGCGCCGGATGACTTCATCACGCGCAGCCACACAGTGCTGGTGGCGCGCTCGCGCGAGCAGTGGGCAAACAATGATTACGCGATGGCGTTCCAGCGCCTGATCCGCCAGAACGTGGTGGGACCCATCGGCGTCACCTACCAGGCCAAGGCAACCACGCCGCGTGGAAAGCTGGACAAGGACGCCAACGCCGCACTGGAAGCCGATTGGTGCGAGTGGGGCGAAAAGGGCAACTGCGACGTTACCGGAAAGTTGACGTTCCGCGAAATCCAGGCACTGGCCGTGGAAACGGCGGCGCGTGATGGCGAATACATCATTCGGCTGGTGTACGGCGCGGACGCTGGCCCGCATGGCTTCGCGGTTCAGTTCATCGACCCGCAGCGCCTGCCTGTTTGGCACGATGTTATCAACTACAACGGCGGCGGGTTCATCAGGCACGGTGTTGAATTCAATTCATACGGCAGGCCGGTGGCGTATCACTTCACATCGACCAGTGAAGGCGACCCAACCTATTACAACCACGCAGGCCGTGGCTTCGTGCGCGTGCCAGCTGATGAAATCATCCATGAATTCATCGTGGAAATGGTGGGCCAGCGCCGCGGCCTGCCGTGGACCCGCACCACCCTGAAGCGCCTGCGCAACATCAACGGCTTCGAAGATGCAGCCGTGCAGAACGCGCGTGCCGGTGCCAGCACGATGGGGTTCATTCAGTACCGCGAAGGCACTGGGCCTGAACTGGACGACAACGAAGAACTGAATATTCAGGCAGAACCCCTGAAGTTCCAGGAACTGCCGGAAGGCGCAGAACTAAAGGAATTCAAACCGCAGTTCCCGAGCGGCGAAACAGCGCCGTTCATCAAGTCGCAGCTGCGCGGTGCCGCATCCGGCATGGGCGTGCCGTACAACGAACTGGCGAACGACCTGGAAGGTGTCAACTTCAGCAGCATCCGCCAGCTGACGTTGGACGCCCGCGAGCATTACAAAGAAATCCAGCAGTGGATGATTGACGGACTGGTGAAGCGCGTGCGTGACGCCCATCTGCGCCTGCGGCTGCTGCAGGGTGCAATCAAGGTCAAGGGCCAGCCACTGGCAGCCGACAAGCTGCCGGTGTACCGCCAATGCACCTGGCAGCCGCGCCGCTGGGCCTGGATCGACCCGCGCGCCGATGTTGATTCGGCTGTGCAGTCCATCCGCGCTGGCCTGATTTCGCCGTCCACGGTCATCCGCGAACAGGGCCGCGACCCTGAAACCGTGTTCCAGGAGCTTGCCGCAGACCTGCAGGCCATGAAGGCGCACGGCATCCCTGAAGAAATCATCCACCAGTTCTTTTTTGGCGTGGCACCGCCGCCACCGAAACCCGAAGCACCGCCGAAGGCAAACAACGAATGAAAACGACACCTACCCTGATGACCCGCGATGCTGCAGGCAACGGAACCGCAAAGGTGGCCGCACGCATGAACGAACTGCGCGCCGCGCAGAAGGCCGAACCGTTCCGCCGCGAAGCCGAAGTGGGCCACATCGACGTGGAAGCCCGCATCGTTGAACTGAGCTTTTCCAGCGAAGTGGAATATGAACGCTGGTGGGGCATCGAAATCCTGGGCCACGACGCACACGAAGTTGACCTGTCCCGCCTGTCCAACAAGGCTGCAGTGCTGTGGATGCACAACTGGGACGACCAGCGCGGCGTGGTGGAAAGCGTGCGCATCGACGGCGACCGCAAGGGTCGCGCCGTGGTCAGGTTCAGTAAGTCCGAAGCGGGCGAACAACTGTTCCAGGACATCGTTGACGGCATCGTGACGAAGGTTTCCGTGGGCTACACCATTGAAGGCATCAAGCTGGTGGAAGAACGCGAAAACATGGACGTGTACCGCGTTACAGCCTGGACGCCGTTCGAAATCAGCATGGTGTCGGTGCCCGCTGACGACACTGTTGGCGTTGGCCGCGGCGCGGAAAAACCACAAGAGGAAGCGCCGCAGAAACAGGCGGAAACTTCCACCAGCATCAAAGATTCCGCTGCAACGCGGGCAACTATCGAGGACCAAACCAATATGAAATTCCGCACCTTCCGTGACGCGCAGGGCAATCTGTGCCGCGTTGCAGTGAACGAATCTGGCGAAGATGTCGGCCAGCCAGAAATCATCGAAGCCGCTGGCCGCGAACACGCAGCCGGTGCCACCACCGAGCGCACCCGCGCTGCCGAAATCCTGGCCCTTGGCGACCAGTACGCAGGTTCGATCCCGACCGCCCGCGAACTGGCCGCCGCTGCCGTGCGCGACGGCCACAGCCGCGCCCAGTTCCAGGACGCGCTGCTGGCTGCGTTCAACCAGCGCGCCGCACAACCGCTGTCCGAGCAGAACGCCAACGCTGACGTTGGCATGTCGGACGCCGAAGTGCGCCGCTATTCGTTCCTGAACGTCATCCGCGCCCTGGCCAACCCGAACGACACCCGCGCGCAGAAAGCCGCCGCGTTCGAAATCGAGTGTGGCCGCGCCGCCGAGAAAACCCTGGGCCGCACCGCGCAGGGCATCCTGGTACCGCCTGATGTGCTGTCGCGTGCCGCCATGAGCACCACGCAGTCTGACCTGGGTTCCACCCTGGTCCAGACCGATGTGATGCGTGGTTCGTTCATCGACCTGCTGCGCAACCGCACCGTGGTCATGCAGCTGGCCACCGTCATCAGCGGCCTGGTGGGCAACGTGGATATCCCGAAACAGCTGGCTGACGGCCAGGCGTACTGGGTTGGTGAAGGCGGCGATGCGCAGGAAACCGGCTTCAAGCTTGGCCAGATTTCGTTCAACCCGAAAACCTTGGGCGCGTTCACCGAAATCACCCGCCGCCTGCTGAACCAGACTTCCGCTGGCGTGGAAGGCATGGTGCGTGCTGACCTGATCCGCGCCATCGCCCAGGCCATCGACCTGGCTGGCTGGTACGGCACCGGCACCGAATACCAGCCGCTGGGCCTGAAGAACCAGAGCGGCATCAACGCCGTACCGTTCGCCACTGCAGGCCAACCGACCTTCGCGGAACTGGTCCAGATGGAAACCGAAGTGGCCGCAGACAACGCGGACATCGGCAGCATGGCCTACGTGGGCAACGCCCGCTTCCGTGGCCACGCCAAGACCGCCGTGAAGTTCGCCAGCGCCGGTTCGGCTACCATCTGGGAGCCGGGCAACACCGTCAACGGCTACCGCACCGAAATCACCAACCAGGTGGCCAACAACGATGTGTTCTTCGGCAACTTCGCTGACTTCGTGATCGGCCTGTGGGGCGGACTGGACCTGACCGTGGACCCGTTCAGCCTGTCGAAATCGGGAGGCGTGCGCATCGTCGCGTTCCAGGACGTTGACATGGGCCTGCGCCGCAAAGAATCCATCTGCGTCGGCGGCTGATAACCAGGAAGGGGCGGCCTAGCCGCCCTTTTCGAAACCAGGGACATAGAACTGAAATGAATTCCGTACACCTGAAACTGACTTCCGCCGTGGCGCTTGGCGGCCAAATCTTTAAAGCGGGCAGCATCGTGGAAGTTGGCGAGGATATTGCGCGCGACATTCTGAATCGTGGCAAGGCTGAAGTGGCGACTGTTGCCGATGCGCCGGAATGTGGCGACGAGCAGACCGAAACCGGAACCGACGAACAAGGCGCTGCCGCCGATGCGCAGCCTGCTGCTGCACCGAAGCCCAGCCGCAAAAAGTAATCCAACCCGAAACAAACTGAGAGCCAAAAACTATGTACCAACTCACTTCGCTGCTGATCCTTGCACTGGCCGCCGCCCAGCGCATCACTGCATCCACCCCGAGCACCGGCGTGGACATTTCGAACGTGGCAGGGAATGCCTACTTCGTGCTGAGCGCATCTGCGACCGAAGGCGCGGGCCAAACCGCTGACTTCAAGTTGCAGCACAGCGACACCGTGAATGGCACGTACACCGATACCGGCGTGACCTTCACCCAGGTCACGAACGCGGGCGCATCGCAGCAGAAGGTCATGGCGAATACGGACGGCTTCAAGAAGTTCGTGCGCGTCATGCCGACCCTGGGCGGCACGTCACCAGCGGTGGCCTATGGCCTGCAGGTGATCGGCAAGGCCCACGCCTAAGCCATGGCCACGCCCGCCTGGGACAACCTGGACGACTTCCTGGACCCTGCTGACTTCGGCGTGATTGCCACGGTCAGCTTGGGTTCCGGCCAGTCCAGGCCGGTTTCAGGCATCTATGATGGCCCGTATGAGGACGCGCAGCTGGCCGACACCCACCAGGATACGACCAAGCCGCGCTTCAGGGCGAAAGCATCGGACCTGGTTGGCGTCAAACGCGGCGACGGCATCATGATCCCAGGTGAAGGCGCGTTTGGCATCCTGACAGGGCCGCAGCCCATCGGTGATGGCATGGCCTTTCTGGAACTGGCCGCCGAATGATCGAACTGAAGATTGACGCCATGCGGTTGGATACGCTGGTGATCGAGTCCAACGGGACGCCAGAACAGGTGCGCAAGGCCCTGCGGAGCACCGTGTCCAAGCTGTCCACCTGGCTGCGTACGCGCGCTACCCGCGCCATGTCAGCCGAACTTCAGGTCAAGCAGAAGGTCCTGCGGTTCCGCCTGAAGAACATCAAGCTGAAGCAAGCCCCGAACGGCTCTGCAGGCGGCATCTGGCTTGGCCTGAATGACCTGGATTTCATCCACCTTGGCGGCGCAACGCAGGACGCCCAGGGCGTTAATTTCAGGGGCCGCGAGTTCAGCAAGGCGTTCATGGGGCCGCGACCAGGCACCGTGTCCAGCAAGCTGAAAGGACGTGCGTTTAAACGCAAAGGCGCGTCACGTCTGCCCATCGAAAAAGTGGGCCTGCCCATCCAGGACCAGGCCAACAAGGCGCTGGAATCCGAAGTGATGGAGTGGGCGGCGTTTGAAACGCAGTTCTTCAAGGTGTTGGAGCATGAACTAAAATGGCGGACCCAGTAACTGAAACCGAAACCACGCTGGAACTGGTCCACCAGGTCATCACGGACGCCATCAAGGCGCAGTTCCCGAACCTGTCCACCGTGGAGTTCTACCGCGAGGACCGCGACGGCGTGACGGCCCCGGCATGCCTGCTGGACATGACCGAAATGGAGAACGTGCCGGATGATGACCCCGGCACCGGCCAGCTGGCGATGGATTGCCGCTTTGAGTCTGAAATCATCCTGGGATTCCGCACGCCTGGCGTGAAGTTGGAAGCGCGCAAGCTGGCGGCGGCAATGGCTGTGTGGCTGCGACTGCGGCGCTGGCCAGGTATCGAGTGCGGCCCGGTGGAAGTCATCGGCTGCTATCCCGACCATTTCAACCCGAAGCTGGACCAGTACGAAGTCTGGCGCGTGGAGTGGCACCAGGTCATCAACCTTGGCGTGAACGAATGGAACGTGGCAGGCGATGTGCCCACCATTGTCCTGGGCAGCTGGAAGCCAGAGATAGGCCAGGCGAACGCTGACAAGTACGTGGAAATCAGCGGCACGTCCTTCCCGGTGCTGCCATGAGCTACGCCGCCAGCGAATTGGACCGCAGGCTTGGCAACCTGGTCCGCATGGGCACCATCGCGGAACTGGATGATGCCCAGGCGCTGGTGAAGGTGGACCTTGGCGACGTGACAACCGACTGGCTGCCGTGGGCGACCATGCGCGCGGGCGAAGATCGCACCTGGCACGCGCCCGAGCCAGGCGAACAGGTGATGGTGCTGGCCGAAAGCGGCGAACTGGCCCACGGCGTGGTCCTGCCTGGCATCTACCAGGACAAGTACGGCGCACCGTCCAACACCAGAAACAAGAGCCGCACCGAGTTCAAGGACGGTGCGTTCATCGAGTACGACCGCGAAGGCCACAAGCACGTCCTGGACGTTCCTGCAGGCGGCAGCATCACGCTGCACATCGGCGGCACCACGCTGAAGCTTGAAGATGGCCAGGCCACGCTGACCACACCCAAGCTGCTGGTGGATTCGCCGGATAGCACGTTCACTGGCGCGGTGACGGTTCAGGGTCTGCTGACCTACCTGGCTGGCATGGCGGGTTCTGGCGGCAGCGGCGCAGCGGCGGCCATCACCGGAAACGTCATCGTCACTGGCGGTGACGTGAAGGCGGACACCATCAGCCTGAAAACCCACAAGACCAGCGGCGTTCAGCCTGGCGGCGGCGTCAGCTTGGTGCCTGTGCCGTAACGGAAAAACCACAAGAGGAACCAGACCACCGTGCCGCCGACAATGGCGGCATGGATGGGATCAACGCGCAGACTGGCAAGCAACTGGGTGGCATTGCGCACCTGCGGCAGTCAATTCGTGACATTCTCACGACGCCTATTGGCAGCCGCGTGATGCGCCGCGAATACGGAAGCCGTCTGTTCGAACTGATCGACGCGCCGAGCAATCCCGGCACGCTGGCCGCCCTGTACGCCGCAACCGCCGAAGCAATCGCCAGGTGGGAACCGCGTTTCAAGCTGACCCGCGTGCAGGCCGTGAGCGTATCCCCTGGCACCGTGGAACTGGACCTGACTGGCGAATACCTGCCGGACGGCCAGGTGATAACCCTTGATGGAATCGTTGTGAAATAATGGCGGGCGCGTTTTCAGCTGTTGACCTTTCGGGCCTGCCCTTCCCGCAGGCTATCGAGGCATTGGATTATGAAACGATCCTTGCCGAGATGCTGGCCGACCTGCGCCAGCGTGAACCTTCGTTCAACGCACTGGTTGAATCGGACCCGGCATACAAGGTGCTGGAAGTCTGCGCCTACCGCGAAATGCTGGTGCGCCAGCGCGTCAATGAAGCCGTGAAGGCCGTCACGCTGGCCTATGCCATCGGGGCCGACCTGGACCAGATCGCGGCGCGGTACGATGTGGAACGCCTGCTGCTGGACGCTGGCGACCCTGACGCCATCCCGCCAGTGCCACCGACCTATGAAAGCGACGACAACCTGCGTCGCCGTGTGCAGCTGTCGTTCGAAGGCTTCAGCACTGCAGGCCCTGAGGGCGCTTACATTTTCCATTCGCTTGGCGCGGCAGCCGATGTGCTGGACGTTGCCGTGAACAGTCCTGCGCCTGGCGAAGTCACCGTGGCCATCCTGTCCCGCGTTGGCGACGGCACGGCATCACCCGAACTGCGCGCAGCCGTGGCAGCGACCCTGAACGCAGACGGCGTTCGACCGCTGACCGACAACGTGACCATTGAAGCTGGTGGCGTCATTTCGTACGCCGTGGCCGCCGACATGTACCTGATGGACGGCCCTGATTCGGACGTGGTGCTGGCCGCCGCCCAGGACGCCATGCAGACTTACGCCGACCGCTCGCAGCGACTTGGCCGCAACGTTACGCTGTCCGGCATCTATGCCGCACTGCACCAGACCGGCGTGCAGCGCGTGGTCCTTACGTCGCCAATGGCTGACGTGGTGACGCAATGGAATGAAGCCGCGCACTGCAGTTCCATCACCTTGACGCTGGCAGGCCGCGATGAGTGACGACCTGCTGCCCATCAACTCCACCGCGCAGGAACGCGCCATGGCGCTGGCCACTGCGCGCGTGTCGGACGTTCCGGTGCGCGTGCGCGAGTCCTGGGACCCTGATACCTGCCCCGCGAACCTGCTGCCGTGGCTGGCCTGGGCGTTCAGCGTGGACAAATGGGACGCCACTTGGACTGAGCAGCAGAAGCGCGATGCCATCAAGGCCAGCGTGTATATCCACCGGCACAAGGGCACGCCAGCTGCGATGCAGGCCGCGCTGGATGCAATGGGCTACGAAATGACAGCCCAGGAATGGCACCAGATGGAACCGAATGGTGACCCGTACACCTTCGGCATCAACGTGGAAATCTTGGACGTTGGCGTGCCGGACCAGGATGCCTTTGACCGCATCGTTGACGTGGCGAACAGCGCCAAGAACGTGCGCAGCCACATGACGTTCATCAACATGCACAGCACGCGCACGGCGCGGGTGTACGCGGGCGGCATCGCGTTTTCTGGTGAAACAGTTTCAGTGGATGCTGAAGTTGCAACGCTGTTCGCAGACGGCACTGCAGTGGCTGACGGAACATACAAAGCAAATGGCGTTCGCGCCTAACGGGAAAACATGACAACGAACCTGACCGCAACACCTGGCTGGGATGCAGTCCCGCAGATCGAACTGACCACACCGCTGCAGGGCGGGCTTGGCGGGCCGCTGAATGGTCCTGCGCAGGCGCTGCTGAACCGCAGCGAACAGGCAAAGAACGATCTAGAAGCCCTGCAACTGGCCGACTACCCCGCCCTGCGTGCCTACGCTGGTGCGCGCAAGAGCGTGTATGTGGTCGCATCGGGCATTGCTGGCATGTTCGTGCGTGACGAGAGCGATACGACGACTGCCGATAATGGCGGCACGGTGATTGTGGCGAGTAATGGGAAGCGGTGGAAGCGGCAATTCACCGGGGCTGCACGCCCGCGCTGGTTTGGTGCGGTAGGCGATGGCGACAGTCACCAACTCGGCGGACTGTTTGGCACGCTTGCGTCGGCGCAGGCCATCTATCCCCATGCGGCCTCGCTGACCGACGAAATGGACTGGATCGGCACCCAGGCATGCATAAACGCCTGCATCAAGCAATACGACCCAACGCAGACAACGCATGACGGCAATGCAACTAAGGTAGGG